TGGCGCGGCTCTCAGCCGTGCGGCTTCCTCCGCCACTCGCTCCGGCGTCGTGCTCTGCACCAGCCAATGCCCTGCGCCACGCCGCTGGTCGGTGTATCCCAGCGCATCGATCTCGTCGGCCACCTCGAGCTGCATCCGCTCCCCACACCAGCCCCGCACAGCGGAGTAGATCACCACCCGGCAGAACTGCGCGGCCACGACTGCGGCACTCACATCAGGATTGAACATTGGCCAGCCCTCCCCGCTTGAACAGTGCCTTCAGGCTCTCCACGCCTCGCTGGCCGGTCTGCTGGTAAAACTCGGGGCTGTGCTGGATCTGCTCCCTGGTCGGCAGCCCCTTGCGCACCTGGGCCCCCAGGTCCTCCCCGGCGACAACACGACGAAGCAACTGCGCGTAGGCCTGCTCGAACACAGGGCGGTAGGCGTCAAGGCTCAACGTCTGGCGCTCCCAGCTCGTCGCCTTGGCCGCAAGTTCCACCGCAGGATGGGTAAACCGGCGGGTTCGCACTTCGACCAGTGCTGTATCCAGCGTCGGCAGCCCCAGCGACTCCGGTGTGATCTGGCACCACCGGATAAACCTGCTGGTGCTCGGAAACCACTCTCCACCCTGGCTGCGAGCAGTGCGCATTCCCTGGCTCAGCTGATCACGACTGGTGCAGTTGGCCTCGACCAGCGCAACTGTCCACTCTCGAAGAGCCCTGGCCTGCATCTCGGGATTGGGGAAAGCGCGCTGCCAGGCAGGGAAGATCACCTTGAGTTGCTCGAACAGCATGGCGACCACCTGGGTATCCTGCTCGGTTACCACTGCAGCAACTGGGCGCGCCGGCGTAGCGGCCCGCTCGCTCGGCATGCTGGTCAGCACCTCACTCAACGGTTTCATGGCCATCAGTACCCCTCCTGAATCAACTGGTTGAGCTTGTCGGCAGTCATGGTTTTGGTCAGATCCCACTCGCCCCCGCGAGCTGGCTGGCGCACCACCCCGGCACGCTTGGCGGTGAGCTTGTCCCACTGCTTGCGCAGGGTCTTGGGGCACAGCACGTTGGCTGACCAGAACGGGTCGAGGTTGGCCCACTTGAACAGCGAGCAGATTTCGTGATGGGTGTACCCCAGTTGGGTTCGCATCAGGCGGATATCGTTCGCCCACTGCGCCCAGTTGGGAGCCTTGGCCGTCGGGTTCACCACAAGCACCTTGCCGTGGATGAACTCGGCTGCGGTCAGGTCATCCTGAGTTCCCCAGAATTTCCCACTCGGGGTCTGGATGGCGGCATCTGGCCGAGCCTTCTCGGCAACAGCAGAAACCGATTCAACAGCTTCGGCGTCGGGGAGCGCGTCAGCGTTCTTCGACGAAGAGGTTTTTATATTGTCTTTGGTAAGATTGTCTTGGGTGTTGGGTGTTTTCACCCGGTTTGAAAGGCCAAAACACCCAGGAATCTGGGTGATTTTACCCGGATTTTTTTGGGTGTTTTTACCCGGATTTTCATCTTGTACGGTAGGGGTTTTCGGCTGTTTTTCTCTGGAGTATTCCCACTCGCTCACCACCTTGTTCACGCCCACGATCTTCATGTGCCCGTGCTTTTCGAGGGTGATAATGCGGCGGCGAGCCAACACCTGGAGAGCCTTGTTCACATCCGACGGATCCATGTCGCACAGCTCGGCCAGATAGGTATTCGTGAGCCTGTCCTGCTTCTTGTTCCAGCCATAGGTGGAGTAGATCACCGCATCAAGCACGTTGAGCTCGCGACCGGCCATACGCAGCCGGCACTTGGCTTTCTGGATCTCATTTGCCGTACGGGTGAACCCATCATCAAGATCTGCGACCACACGGGCCTCCTTCTGAGGGGGGTTATGTGGGGCGCTAGGCCCCGTGAATTGGATAACGGCGTTCATGCTGCATCCTCATCAAAAAGGTCACATTGCTTCTGGATGCGCTCGCTTAAATCCGGCCCCTTCGATGCGATGCTTGCAATGCTATTCACGCGCTCATGGACCAGCTTCCCATACTCAGGGTTGAGCTCGCAGATGATGGCTTTGCGGCCATGTGCCACGGCAACACCAGCAGTAGTGCCAGAGCCGCCAAACGGGTCAAGCACCACGCCACCCTCTGGACACCCAGCCAAAATGCAAGGCTCAATCAGGGCAGGCGGGAAGGTGGCGAAGTGGGCTCCCTTGACTGACTGAGTTGGCACGTTCCAGACGCTCCGCTTATTCTTCCCCAGTGGATTCAGGAGGCACTTTCCGTCTGCGCCGAAATAGCCGCTGTGACCTTTCTTCGAGAACTGGGTGGATTGACCATCGGTTAGTCCACGCCGCACTGAGGAGTTAATTCCTCTCTGACCTACTTCTTTGAAGCCTACAGCAACAGCCTTTGCGGCCTCTCCAGTGTGTGGTTCACGAATGGCGTCATTGTTGTAGTAGTACCGCTGAGATTTACTCAGGAGGAAGATGTATTCGTGTGACTTGGTGCAGCGATCTCGGACGCTTTCCGGCATCGGGTTGGATTTGCTCCAGATAATGTCCTGGCGTAGATACCAACCATCAGCTTGCAAGGCGAAAGCAACCATCCAGGGGATACCTAGTAGTTGCTTACCTTTACCATAGCTATCTCCAAGATTAAGCCATAACGTTCCGTCATCGCGCAGCACTCTGCGCACCTCGCGGAACACCTCGACCATCTTGGCAACGTATTCCTCCGGTGTCTGCTCAAGGCCGATCTGCCCATCCACGCCATAGTCACGCAGGCCGAAATAAGGTGGACTGGTAACGCAGCAATTAACTGATCCATCAGGGATACGTGGCAGGCTATCAATACAATCTCCGATGATGAGTTGGTAGCTCATACCGCCACCTCCTGCTCGGTGTACTCGCAAGCGGGGCACTCATAGGTGTAACCGTCAGTGCCGGATCGCAGCTCACAGCCGCACAGCGGGCAGTGGTTGAGGTCATGCGGCAAAGAGTGCGGCAAGGGGTGGCCCCCATGGGCCATGGTTGAATTGGTCATTGTTGGGTCCTGTGGTGTTGCTGCCCGGTGGTGAGGCGGGCAGGTACTGCCTATGCGCTAGGCTGGTTCTCGGCGCGTTCCAGGGTGCGGGCTTCGAGCTCGCTGGCCAGGTGCAGGGCCTGGCGGTCAGTGCCGGCTGCTTTGGCGGTCGAAATCAGCGGCTCATCGAGATAGAGAGCCAGCTCGTGCATGACCGATTTCAGGATGATGTTGTCGCGATCGCTGACGGGGAGCGAAGCCACTTTTTTCATGGTCATTTGGTTATCTCCTTAAAATAAAATCGACAATTTTTTGCAGTGGCTTTTTAGGGCGCTCCCTGTCGTATTCCTTCACGTCATCTGTGGTGAACGTGATCAGGCCGCGCTCTGGCAAGCTGTCACCAATCCACACATCGTCTTCCATGGTTACCTCGTAATCGCCTTCTTCATTAAGTCGCGCGGAGAAGTCCAGCGATCCTCGCTCAGGCAATCCTTCGCCAACCAAGACCTCCCCGATAGAGACTGCCGGGTAGCCTTGCCTAATGAGGTTTCTGTTGGCCCGTTTGACGGCCCTCGCCAATATGCCGGGCTCATGTTTTGCTATGGCGTTGAGCAGGATCAGCAGCGAGGTGCGGGCAAATGCGGTTTCGGTCATGTGCATTTCAGCACCGACCTCTTGCCATACCTGGCGCTGGGCCGGGGTGCCACGCACCCGCAGCGGGGAGCGGGTGCTCATATTTTCATGATCTGGGAGCGTTACTCTTCCCATGGGGTTGGTCCTCTGTGTTGGATAGAAAAGCGGGCCGGTGGTCAGGCGGCGATGGGCTTCAAATAGCCAAGGTCGATCAGGCGTCGGGTCAGCCACTGCTGACCTTTGCCGGTCACCATGGGCGTGAAGGTGGGGACGGTCTCATCGTTGTGGGTGCGGGTGCCCTCCTTGACGGTGAAGTACCCACGCTCGATGTAGTCCTGAAACGGCAGGTTGTGCCGGTTCCCGCCGCTCATCAAGATGCGATGATCGCGCAACGCCCGAAACAGCACGTTCTGGCCGAGCCCGACAGCGCGGGCGTAGTTGCCGATATTGACGCCCTTGTCGTCACCGGCAACGCGATCGGCAAATGCCACCTTGGGTGCCTGAACCGCCAACAGATGGTTTTTCTGCTCCACTTCCAGCGCAAGGCGTCCGGCCTCAAGCAGCGCGGCGGCATAGGTCTGCGGGATCTGCGGCCCCTGCTGGGATTCCAGCTCCTGCCAGCGCTTGATGATCGCCATGCGCAGGGCGGCACTGTAGCCAGCAACAAGGCAGAGGGTTTCTTCCTTGGTCAGCAAAAGGCACGGCTGGGTGCGACCTCTGCCGTCTTTGTAATCGGCTGGCTTTTCAGCCGATTGAATTTCGACCAGCATTTTGCGGATATCGGCCAGAACGTTCTTGTGCTCTTTCCCTGTCAGTTCAGCGATCTCAACGCTGCTCATGGTCTGGTCGTTGTTGTTGATAAGGCTCAGATTGGTCATGGTCTTGGGTCCTGTGGATGGTTGGGCGACTGGTTAGGCCGCTTGGTTTGGTTGATAACGACCGGCAGCCCTCACCTCATCAGGCGAATAAGTCCCGCCAGACAGGTCGCTGATGATCTCGGAGTAATTCGTCTCCCCGGTAAATTCAGTGCGGGGAAGACAGTCGCGAGCCAGCCACTTGTATACCGCGCGCGGGCTAATCTTCGCCGCCTTGGCGATATGGATGACTCCGCAATGGGAGATAATGGTCTTGAACGATGACATGATATGCCTCCTTGATGTACTCGTAGTTCATAATAAACGTGAACTGATTGGGACTCAAGATATCGTTACGATTGAACCCATGGTACAAACTAACGATGAAAGGGCAGCCTTCGCCCAGCGACTCCAAAAAGCAGCTAACGCTGCTGGCCTGCCAAGTCGTGGCCGAGGCGCAAAAATAGCCCAACACCTCGGGGTCACCCCAAAGGCCGTCAGCAAATATTTTAATGCTGAGGCCATCCCTGCGCGTGACACCATGATCGCCCTGGCCAACATGCTCGGGGTGTCGGTTTCCTGGCTTCAATACGGTGAATCGGAATTGGAGTTAATGACCCGCACACCGCAGCGGCTGATCCCAGTGCTCGATTACGTTCAGGCGGGCGCCTGGACGGAGGCTTGCGGGGCCACTGATATTGATGGCAGCACCGAATACATCTATGCGGATCCACGAATGGGGAAAAATGCGTTTGCCCTGCGCGTCAAAGGCGACAGCATGTTGCCAGAGATCCGCCCCGGCGATGTTGTGCTCATTGACCCAGACGCAAGCCCCCGCCCCGGGGAGTTTGTGGTTGCCAAGAACGGCAACGGCGAGGCCACGATCAAACAATACCGCCCGCGCGGAGTGAATGATAAGGGTCAGGAGTGGTTCGAGCTGGCACCGCTCAATGATGTATTCCCAACCATGAGATCAGACCTGCAAACGATCCAGTTGATTGGCGTCGTGGTGGAGCATCGGCGCAGCACCAGAAAGGCGTTATAAGCAATAGGGAGGAACCCCATGCAGATGGAAGACGTGCTCACGCTATTGGGTTTGGCAGGGGGCGTTTACTGGCTGGTCAACAACCGAACAAAAACCAGCACACGCGAAACAATCACCGAGCGGAAAACAATACTCACTGACTCGGGCTCAATCACCTATGAACGCCAGCGGGAAATAGACTCCAAGCAGATGGCGATCATGCGAGAGGGGGTACGTCAGTTTGAAAAAAGCAAAAACGTCACCCCCGTCAATACCGAGCCCCAGCAAGCGATAATCAACCGCGACACGGCCACCCATCTCACCGCTATCGCCAGCACAAAGGCCAATAGCCCGGTGGCAACCCACAAACCTATCCAGCAACAACCCATTGAGCGGCCTGCCCCTCAACCACCAACGACAGTAACCCGCACAACCTACAGCGTGATTGATGAACCCCCAGCCAAGGGTGTTGTGATCGAGGCGATAAAAACTACCCCACAATCAGTCAAACGCTGCCCTAAGTGCCGGAAAACCAAGCCCACCCCTTCGTTCCGCTCCAACTCAAACACCCCGGACGGCCTGACAAAATGGTGTATCGACTGCATGACCTCGCCAGGCGAAGAGCGCCATTATAAGATTTGCCCTAAGTGCGGTATGCGCCGCCTGAAAACAAACTTTGAAGAAAATAAGAACAGGCCTGATAAGCTAACCAAATGGTGCCGTTACTGCCTGAATCGCAAGTAGCCACGACCCCACCAAAAGCCGCGCAATGCGGCTTTTTTTATGCCCGCAGAAAAGCGCCCACAGAAAGAGCGAAAAAAAACTTGCATTAAATGAACTGCAAGTACACTATAAACCACATCAGGTACACGTTGTACTGAGCACCACCAGGGCGACAGCATCGACCGGTAGCCAGACGTAACAAATTCAGTACCACCCAGCAACAGGACCCAGCCCCTGACCAGGGCAGAAGTGAGGCGCCTGACCAGCGCGTAAGAACGACAAAGCCCGCACAAGGCGGGCTTCGAAGGACCGGGGACCACCCGGTCAGTGAAAGCCGGGGGACCAACCCCAGCAACAGGACCCGACCAAGCCAAAGCAAGGAAGGGGTTAACGAGGACCACCCGCTAACAACGGAGACTGTATCATGACCAGACGCCTTTTTTCCAGAGCCGCGAAAAGCGCCGACCAGATCGTTGCCGCCATCGCCGACCGCCTGAACGGCAACGCCGCCCGCCGCCGAACCATCAAGCAACGCTTGACGGTTGCCATGATGGCCACCGAGCGGCACCACATTGTTGCTGCCCGTGCAGCCCAGAAGCGCACCGCCGGCATCACCAAGCACAGCGCCCTCCTCCACTGGCGCATACAGTTTCACCGCGCCGCAGTTTGATAACAGGGTCGAGCCCTCCCCCGCATAGGGCTCAAGCCAAGACGCATTTAATAGGCACCGCGAGTGTGTCTCGGCTTTCTGCAACCTCTTTTTGCCAAAAGAAGCTGCGTTGCACCGTTCTTTCACAACCTGGATCTGGGCAGTCACCGCTCGCAATCTGCTGGCCCGGCAGATCGCCATTAACCCGTCAAACCGGAACATGGCGCTGGAAGGTGACAGCTAGCCACTGGTGACAGTGGCCAGCCTGGAGCCCCTTGTATCAGGGGGTTGCAGGCTGAGGCTTGGCGCGGCAGGGAACGGTAAGGCTCGGATCGGCACGGCGGGGCGTGGCGTGGCAAGGGAGGTGGCGGACCTCGTTAAAAACCGCCCAGCGCCAAGCGCATTCCCTGAGTGTGTTTGGCCCTGCGGCCTGGCGTGGCGCGGCATGGCTTGGCGAGGCGGGGCTTGGCGAGGCGGGGCTAGGCAAGGGCCCGGAAGGGCACATCAACGAGGACTAAAAGATGGCAACACTGAAACTGACACTGACGGGCACCACCCCGTTACTGATGCACAGCGACCGCTTTAGCGACCCGCTGGATCCGATGACCAAGGCGCACAAGGCATTGACCTCCAAGCGCAAGAAATCCGACACCGACCACGAGGATATCGCCCGCTCCGAACTGCTGGGGGCGATCTACTTCAGCAGGGCCAGTGGCATCCACCTGCCGGGCAGCAACCTGAAAGCCTGCCTGACCGAGGCGGCCAAGCTCAACAAGCTGGGCACCGAATTCAAGCGCAGCCTGCTGGTGCTGGAAGATGAGATCACACTGCGCTATGACGGCCCGCAAGACCCGCAGCAACTGGTAGACACGCCGGGCTTCTCGCTGGCCAAAAGCGTCAAGGTGGGCACCGCCCGGGTGATGCGCCACCGCCCGCGCTTCCCTGCTGGCTGGCAACTGGTCTTTCACATCGAATTTGACGACACCAGGCTGGATCGCAGCGAACTGCTGACCGTGCTCGGCAACGCCGGTCGCTATGTGGGCGTGGGCGACTGGCGCCCAGCCTGCGGCGGCACTTACGGCCGCTTCAACGTGGAGGTGGCCGGATGACTCAGGAAGAACAACTGACAGCCTGGGATGCGCTAGGGCTCAACTACGGCGATTTCATCAGTCACGCAGACTTGCGCCGCACGCTGGGGTTGGAACGCCCCTTCCCGGAAAAATACCCCAGCATCCCCGAATACGATGCTGCCCGCGACGAGTATGAGTGGCGGGTGCTGCGTAGCGTCAACGAGTTGCGGGAGCTGCTACTGACCGAGCGCAAAATCTACCTCGACATCAAGCGTGGGCACGGTTACGAGCTGGCTTCCCCGTCCGAGCAGATCGCCATTGCCGCCAAGCAGTACGCCAAGACGCTGGAACGCGAGACCCGCAAGCTGGTCGAGGTAAGCGTCAACGTCAATCTGGATGTGCTGGATACCAGCCAGCGCCACCGCGTCACCCAACAACAGGATCGCGTCGCCGCCCTGGCCGATTTCATGGGGCGCGGCAAACAACTGACCATCAGCGTGACCAGCGACTAATCAACCACCACAGGACCCAGACCATGAAAAATCTGACCGAGGCCCAGCTGATGGGCTTTCGCGGCGCGATGGTGCCACCCACCCGCCGCCCCATCCGCCGAACAGGCGCGGGTGGCCCGCAACAAAGCCTCTGCCCGCCGCGCCATCGAGGAGTATCACGAACGGCGCACCCTGCGACTGGAAATGGAGATGTAGCCATGAAGAATGCAGATATGCCAGCGATGCCAGTTGAGCTTAGCGGGTTCGGATCGTATGAGCCGATTGCTTACACCGGACTAACCAAGTGCGAGATGATGGCAATGCACA